TGTTTTTTTATTTTGTTTTATGTTTTTGTATTTGTTTTTTAATTTTGAACATAAGGAAAAAAAAGCTTTTTATAGTACTAGCCGGAAGTTTGACTTCTATAACAGTCTAGTATACTATTGCTTGAAATAACCTTAGTAAGCCATATCATGAGGTGACCATGTTGCATATGGCAGTAGGACCTTTTGCTGAGGAACAGCTTCCTCATCATGTCGGAATCTTAAAGCCTCCATGCTTGGAAAAGTTTCATAATCATTCCCTTCTTTGGATAATTGGTATAACACATTGGAACCCTTCGACATTTTCTCTGCTTGCTCTTTAACTTTAGAGTAATCTATCTTAGATTTTTTTACAATTATATCATACAATCGTCTACATACTTCATAACTCTCTATATTTCCTACACTGATCATTGCTATACTCAGAGTCTTTGCGTATATTCCTTCAATGTTTTCTGAAGACTTGTCTGAATTGCCTAATCTAAATAACAAATCACTAGCTGATCTATATGGTAGGATACCAACAAATTTGTCATCTTCAAAAGTTTGACACATTTGATTTTTCAGGAAGATTATACCATCAACATGTTTAGATTCATCTTCTTCCCAAACTCCATTATAAGAATAAAAAAAACTTTTTCCAACTATGCTTTTGTCTGCGTATCCTTGCTTAACTATTAGACCATATTTTTCGCACCACTCCATATAATCAGTGTAGGACATTCCAAATTCTTCCCTTAAAACTTTTGGGTACGCTCCAGCTAAATCATCTCCTTGAAATTTAAAATTTATCAAATTATATTGCCATGCTATGTACAACAAATGTATTTTCTTGTGCCGCTCAAACACTTTTAACTTATAATGTATGTATGAGACAAATACATACACCTGATAGATAGTATTACCTGTTGAAGTTTCAAATTTTCCACTGAACATCATTCCTATAACTATGAATGCTCTATCTATACCTATCATGTGTAAGAACTTAACACACAGCCTAAATGCCACATCTGCCATCAATATCTGACATAAAAGATCATCTTTGTAATCATAAAAGGCACAATAATACAAGGCTACCGCTACTAATATCACATATAGCAAAGATTGGTCAAAAGCCTTAATATCCAACTCTATAGATATTCTCTCTATTAACTCAGGATATAAATCGTACAAGTAGTCTAACAAGTCTGCATCTTTTCGAGGTAGATGTATTTCATATCCTGGTCTTTTTTTATTACCCTGCGCTAAAAATTCTCGAGCTAAAGCTTTAAATGATCCTGAGTTTAGTGACAAAGATAAACCAAACGGTCCTCCAACCAAAAACTTATGTATTGGTTTTAACATTATTATTGACAAAAGTGTGTAATTAGCTGATTCTATAAAAAATAATCGCAGTTTATTATGCATGCTTTCATAGGCTTCTCTATTTCCAGCTTCTAAGGCATTCATTACTTGCCATTTCCATTCTTCAGTGCAAAAAGATTCACCCATAAAAGGTTTCGTAGGAATTTCACCTCGTTCTATTAATTGGACTATATCTCCAAAATTTTCTAGCATATATGTCGCAGCATAACCAGCTAAATCTTTTTTTTTTGCCCTATGTGGCTCATTTATATAAGTAACACCTTCTAATACTACTTCTGGTTTAATTTTTCCGTTAGCCCAAGGTACATAACCACTAGCTGTATCATATGTAGACATCGTTTCTTTCAAGACACTCCATGATGGTATAACAAATTTTAATCTAGCTTCTTTCTTCATACCCATCATATCTAACATTCTAGCTATTATCGCAAAATGTTCTTTTGGTTCTATTTTACGTAATGGTTCTATGTGGTTCATCTCTATTTTCCTTAAATTAGGTGTATAACCTCGAGATGTTGTACCAGTTACTACCGCATGTGGTAGACCAAATTTTGTACCATAATTGATGGATAACAAACTATGTTTAATTTTGCCTTTGCTCTTAGTGGCTCTTATTCCATCAACTATAGCCAAAAACTTTGGCAAGTCAGCTATCATTTTAGGATAAGGTTTATAGTGAACTTTTCTTTTTGGAAATGGCCTATCGCATTTAATTGGAGCCATATGTTTTGGAGAAAATGGTTGATATTTTAAAAATTTTGATAACTTAGATACTATTTCGGCATTTATGTCTAACATTCTATTGTTTAAATCAAAGAAACGTGACGAAACAAAAGGCATTACCTGATCTAAGATCGTTGTATAATCAGTCAAAGTATTTGAGTCGCCTATATCGACATCTTCGTAATGATTCCTTTTTCCATATCTGTAATAATACTTAGAATCTTTGGTTTTTACTCTTCGTCTTATATGATTTAGCCAAAATAATTCATCCGACGTTATTAGATGTTTGTTCATTGTAATAAATAGACGTATTACGTATGAGAATGAGTTTCTTTTTTTAATAAATTGGTCGTACGTTGTTAATTTATCTATTTAAAAAAAGAGTAGGTTGAAACAAAACTTC